TCCCAATCATCTCCCAAACACCCCCCTTATCTCCCCAATCGCCACCCCCCGGGGGTATATATAAATTTTAGAAACATTTGTGCGAACAATTAAGTTATGTCAAGAACGAAGGCGAAGATGACGGAGCGGTGGGATTTGGTGTTACGTTTTATAAAGGCGTACATCAAGATCCACGGTGTAGGTCCGTCGTACGAGGTGTTGGCTAGTGGGTTGGGGATGAGGTCTAGGTCTAATATGCACAGGATGGTGAAGAGGATGAAGGAGGAAGGTTTATTGGATACGAGACCTAGAAAGTTTTTGTCTATAAAGGTGGTGGATAGGTCTGTGAAGGAGATCAGCAAGTTATGAGCTTGTTATCTCAGAAGGAGGTGAAGGAGTATTTAGAGATTGCTGAGCGGGTGCCTGCGCAGCAGAGGAAGAAGGTATTACAGTTATTAGAACTAGATAGGGTAGAGAGGTGTAGAGAGTCTTTCTTATTCTTCGTTCAGCAGATGTGGCCGGTATTTATTTCTGGTAAGCATCATAAGATCATGGCAGATGCTTTTGAGAGAGTTGCGAACGGGGAGTTAAAAAGATTGATTATCAATATGCCGCCTAGGCATGCTATAGTCACAGGTATGAAGATACCTACTACTCAAGGTTTTAAAACGATTGCATCGTTAAACGTTGGTGATAAAGTTTTTGGGCCTGACGGTAGGCCTGTAAAGGTCTTAGGAAAGTCTGAGGTCTTTAAGAATCGAGAGTTATACAAAGTAACAACGGATGACGGAGCGTCATTAGTTGTTGATGGGGAGCATCTCTGGACGGTTCGGCTTGATAGAAAGCACGGTATCTATCACGACTACACCACAGAAGAGTTATGGCGTCGGCAGAATGGAGAGGTTCTGCGTACCAAACGTAGTGGGCAGAAGGAATTTATAGCTGGAAAGAGGGCTAAAACCGTCCGGTTACCACGCCTGCCGGATGTACAGCCTGTTGCGTATACACACAAAGAACTGCATATTGACCCTTACGTCTTAGGCGTATGGCTGGGGGATGGATCGTCGAATTCGGGTGTTATTACATCTGGTGATGACGATGCCATCGTCGTCCGCGCTGAGATTGAAAAACGCGGTTTTAAGACGACCGACCAAGCAACCGCTCAAACGTTTGGAACGTTAGGCCTGCAAGTTAAGCTTAAAGAGCTAGGAGTGTTAGGGAACAAGCACATCCCAGAGATCTACTTACAAGCAGACGAACAACAACGTAGAGACCTTTTAAAAGGTCTCATGGATACCGACGGAAACGTAACCAAAGCTGGGCAGTGTTTTTTCGCACAAAGCAACCGCAGCTTTATTGAAGCTGTCTGTCAGCTAATCCATAGCCTTGGAATCAAGGCCTCGATCATAGAAAGCGAGGCCAAGATAAAAGACAAGTCGTATGGCAAAACGTGGAAGATTTCGTTTTACGCCAATGACATCTTTATACTTCCACGGAAAGAAGCTCGGACGTTAAAAGATTCAAGAACGTTCGGCAGATACATAAGTGTTGAAAAACTCAATCAAGTCGGTGATACGCAATGTATCAAAGTGGACCGTGAAGACGGTTTGTTTTTAGCCGGAGAAGGCTACATCGTCACCCACAACACCAAGTCAGAGTTTGCTAGTTATCTGTTACCTGCGTGGTTTTTGGGGAAGTTTCCAGAAAAGAAGATCATTCAGACAGCCCATACTGCTGAGTTGGCAGTAGGTTTTGGTAGGAAGGTAAGGAACTTAGTTCAATCAGAGTTTTATCAGAGGGTTTTTAGTACAGAGTTGTCTAGTGACTCTAAAGCAGCAGGTAGATGGAATACAAAGCAGGGTGGTGATTACTTCGCTATCGGGGTAGGTGGTGCGGTAACGGGTAAGGGTGCGGATGTATTGATTATTGACGATCCGCATAGTGAGCAGGAGGCAAAGCAGAACAATCCTGCCGTGTACGACGCGGTGTATGAGTGGTATACCTCCGGGCCTAGGCAGAGGTTACAACCGGGCGGGGCGATTATTATCGTTATGACCCGGTGGTCTAAGAGAGACTTAGCTGGGCAGATTCTTAAGAACTCTAGTAAGGATGGAACGGATAACTGGGAGGTGATTGAATTCCCAGCGATCCTTCCGTCTGGTACGCCGTTGTGGCCCGGGTTCTGGCGGAAAGAAGAACTGGAGGCTATTAAAGCTGAGATCCCGGTAGCTAAATGGGAAGCCCAGTATCAACAGAATCCCACCTCGGAAGAAGGTGCGATTGTCAAAAGAGATCAGTGGAGACTCTGGGAGGATGATGATCCTCCTGAGTGTGAATACATCATCCAGAGCTGGGATACGGCGTTTGAAAAGTCCAATAGGGCAGACTTCTCCGCCTGTACCACGTGGGGCATCTTCCAAAAAGAAAACGAAAAAGGCTATATGCAGCCTAACATTATTATGTTAGATGCTGTTAAAGAGCGTTTAGAGTTCCCAGAGTTAAAGAAGAAAGCCTTTGATATGTGGAAGGAGTGGAATCCTGACACGTTGATAATTGAGAAGAGAGCCGCTGGAGCGCCTCTTGTTTATGAGTTAAGAAGGATGGGGATTCCTTTATCGGAGTACACCCCTTATAAGGGACAGGATAAGATTGCGCGGGTGAACTCTATAGCTGACTTATTTGCTTCCGGCGTGGTCTGGCGACCGGATACAAGGTGGGCAGAAGAGGTCGTAGAAGAGATGGCGTCTTTCCCTAACGGGGATCACGACGATCTTGTTGACTCTACATCTCAAGCGTTAATGAGATTCAGACAAGGTGGGTTTATTACTGTTCAGTCAGATGAGCAGGATGAACCGTCTTACTTCAGACGGAAAGTTGAATACTACTGAGGACCATCATGGCAACGAATATTGCTCAAGCGCTTGTGCCGTTAGATCTCTCACAGATGTCAGACGAACCTGCGATTGAGATTGAAATTGAAGACCCGGAATCAGTCTCTATTAGTCTAGACGGTTTAGAGATTGACCTTATGCCGGAAGAACCTGAGTTCGATGCTAACTTGGCAGAACTTATAGATGAGAGTGAGCTACAGAAGATCTCGTCCGACCTGCTAGGTCAGGTAGACGACGACATCAACTCTAGGAAAGACTGGGCAGATATGTTCGTAAAAGGACTAGAAGTCCTTGGGATGAAATACGAAGAAAGAGCAGAGCCTTGGTTAGGTGCTTGTGGTGTCTATAGTCCTGTCTTAACAGAAGCTGCCATCAGGTTTCAGTCTGAGATGATTACTGAGACTTTCCCGGCCCAAGGTCCGGTTAAGACCCAGATTATCGGAGAGGAAACCCAACAGAACAAAGAAGCCGCTGAACGTGTCCGTGACGATATGAACTACCGTCTAACGGATGAAATGATTGAGTATCGCTCAGAGCATGAAAGGCTTTTATATGCGCTAGGCTTAAGTGGCAGCGCATTTAAGAAGGTCTACTACGATCCTAGTTTAGGTAGGCAAGCAGCACCTTTCATCCCGGCAGAAGACATCATCATGCCGTACGGGGTGTCTAATATCTATAGCGCGGGCCGTGTAGCCCACGTAATGCGAAAACCTAAGAACGACCTGAAAAAGCTACAGGTGGCAGGTTTCTATAGAGATATTGACCTAGGTGACCCCGTTAGGATCTTTACCGACATTGAAAAAAAGAAAGCTGAAGAGCAAGGCTACAGCCTGACTGACGATGATCGGTATCAAATCTTAGAGATTCATGTTGATTACGACCTACCGGGATACGAAGACCCGGATGGCGTAGCGCTTCCTTATGTCATCACGATTGACCGGGGATCTACTAAGGTCCTAGCCATTCGTAGGAATTACGAAGAAGGTGACTCCTTAAAACAAAAGCGTCAGCACTTTGTCCAGTACAACTTTATCAACGGATTTGGCGCGTATGGATTGGGTTACATCCACCTTATAGGTGGTTACGCCCGGGCGGGAACGTCCATTATTCGGCAATTGGTAGATGCTGGAACTCTTTCAAACCTGCCGGGCGGTCTTAAGACCAGAGGTCTTAGGATTAAAGGAGATGACACTCCTATCGCTCCCGGGGAGTTCCGAGATGTAGACGTACCAAGTGGTTCGGTGCGTGAAAACATCATGCCGCTTCCTTATAAGGAGCCCAGTCAGGTTCTGGCGGCGTTGTTGGAAAAGATCACAGACGATGCCCGTAGATTGGTAGGTATCGCAGATCTCAAGATCAGTGATATGTCTGCCCAAGCGCCGGTCGGGACGACGTTAGCAATCCTTGAGAGACAGTTAAAGACCATGAGCGCGGTTCAAGCTCGTGTCCACGACAGCCTCAAGATGGAGTTCAAGCTACTTAAGAAGATAATTCGTGACTACATGCCGCCGGATTACAGCTACACCCCGGTGGGAGGTAATAGGGACGTTAAACAGTCCGACTATGACCTAGTAGAAGTCATCCCTGTATCTGATCCTAACGCTTCTACGATGGCGCAACGGATCATGCAGTACCAAGCTGCTCTCCAGTTAGCCCAAGGTGCCCCGCAGATCTACAACCTGCCTCAGCTTCATAGGCAGATGCTGGAGGTTTTGGGGGTCAAAAACGCGGAAAAGCTGGTGCCGATAGAGGATGATCAAAAACCCCGTGATCCTGTGTCAGAAAACATGAGTTTCTTAACAGGAAAACCCACAAAAGCGTTTATTTATCAGGATCACCAAGCTCATATTTCTACCCATTTAGCCCTGTTACAAGACCCGACCATCATGCAAATGATTGGTCAAACTCCAATGGCTCAGCAGATTCAGGGAGCCATCATGTCTCACGTGGCAGAGCATATGGCGTTTAAGTACCGGAGCCAAGTAGAAGAGCAATTAGGCGTTCCTATGACCCCGCCGGATGCAGAACTGCCAGAAGAAGTGGAAGTTCAGCTTTCTAGGTTGGTAGCTCAAGCTGCACAACAGCTTTTACAAACCAATCAAGCCCAAGCTCAACAGCAACAAGCGCAGCAAATGGCGCAAAACCCGATGTTGCAGATGCAACAGGCAGAACTGCAACTGCGGGCAGAGGAGCTAAAGCGGAAAGAAGCTGACAGTCAAAGAGATTACGAGATCGCCCAGCAAAAACTCAGGCTAGAGCAGGAAAAACTGGCTATTGAAGCCCAAAAAGAGGTGGCAAGGATTCAAAACCAAGAGCGAACTATAGACAAAAAGTTGAAAACAGACATGTTGAAACATCTTACCAAGCCAACCAAAAGGTAATAGATGAACACTACTGCGATCCTCGTAGTGATTAAAGAACTTAATGACCGGCGGGAAACCATCTCAAAAGCGCTTGCGGACGGTTCAGCGCGAGATTACGCCGAATACAGAGCAATGGCAGGAGAAATCCAAGGTCTTTCTCTTGCACATTCCCTCGTAACCGACCTTGTGCGACAACTGGAGTATGACGATGAGTGAGCTTTTGATCGCCACCGGGGAGAATTCCATCCCCACACACCTTCCTGAAACCCCGGAGGAAAAGGCAAAACAACTGCCTATGCCTGTTACGTATCACATCCTCTGCGCTTTACCAGAGATTGAAGACGAATACGAAAGCGGGCTAGTCAAAGCCGGACAAACGCTTCATTACGAAGAAGTAATGTCGCCGGTTTTGTTTGTAGTTGCGCTCGGGCCGGATTGTTATAAAGACAAAGAACGGTTCCCCAGCGGGCCTTCGTGTAAAAAAGGGGACTTTATTCTGGTTAGACCTAATACAGGAACCAGAATCAAGATTCACGGCAGAGAGTTTCGTCTGATTAACGACGATTCTGTCGAAGCAGTTGTAGAAGATCCGCGCGGCGTGTCGAGGGCTTAATCATGGATGCAGAAAAGTTTAAATTCCCGGATGAAAAACCGGCCAAGGCAGAAGAAGAAAAGCTAGAAGTATCAGTCGAAAGCGATGTCGAAGTAGAAGTAGTAGACGACACGCCGGAAGCAGATCGCAACCGTCCTCCCATGAAAGAGGCTCCAGCCGATGTTACTGACGAAGAGCTTGCCAGCTATTCTGAAAACGCCAAAAAGCGTATTCAACATTTCTCAAAGGGATATCACGAAGAACGTAGAGCCAAAGAAGCGGCTTTGCGTGAACGAGAAGAAGCTCTGCGTCTTGCTCAGTCCGTTATCGAAGAGAACAAAAAGCTCCAAAGTAACCTCGGCCAAGGCCAGCAGGCTCTCTTAGAGCAGGCTAAAAAAGTTGTCGCGCAGGAATTAGAACAGGCTAAACGGCAGTATA